TCAACAAACTTTCCATACGTTTATATTAATGAAGCCTATCCAGGCAAAGTAGATTATGATCCAGAACAAATTAAGATTGCAAATATTGACATTGAGGTTGGTTCTGAAAATGGCTTTCCTGAACCTGCATCTGCGTCTGAGCCAATTACTGCCATCACGTTTAAGATAGCGGGACACTTCTATGTGTTTGGTTGTGGCGAGTTTAATAACTATCGTGATGATGTAACATATATGATGTGCCGTGATGAGAATAATCTTATCATGCGTTTTCTTGACATGTGGGAACAAACATCACCAGACATTGTGACTGGTTGGAACATTCAATTCTTTGACATTCCATATCTGCACAATCGTATCAACAAACTTATGGGCGAGAATACTGCAAAGCGTTTATCCCCATTTCGTAGAATTGGTGAACGTACAACTACGATTCACAACAAACAACAAACAGCATTCGACTTGGTAGGCATTGCTATTCTTGATTACATTGAATTGTACAAGAAATTTACTTACTCACAACAAGAAAGTTTTAGTCTTAATCACATTGCCTATCTAGAACTTGGCGAAAAGAAATTGGATTACTCTGAAGTTGAAAGTCTGCATCAGTTATATCGAACAAACTTTCAAAAGTTTATTGAGTATAACATTCATGACGTTGAACTTGTGGATCGTATTGATGCTAAGATGCAATTGATTGACATGGCACTTGCACTTGCATATGATGCTAAAGTTAATTACACCGATGTATTCACGCAAGTACGCATGTGGGATACTTTGATTCATAACGAATTGATTGAAGATAATATTGTTGTGCCACAAAATGTTCATACTGCAAAAGATGAACAATATGCTGGCGCTTATGTGAAAGACCCAATCGTTGGTATGCACGAATGGGTTGTGTCGTTTGACTTGAACTCATTGTATCCACACTTGATTATGCAATACAATGTTTCACCTGAAACAATCATTGAAGGTCGCCACACAAGTGTCTCTATTGATAATTTGCTGAACGGTGAATATCAAGCGCAAGGCGAATATTGCATGGCCGCTAATGGACATTACTTCAAGCGTGACAAGCAAGGCTTCTTGCCTGCTATGATGCAACGCATGTATGATGATCGTTCATTGTATAAAAAGAAAATGATTGAGGCTCAAAAGGCTTACGAAAAAGAAACTGATAAAGAACGTAAACGTGAAATATCAAATCAGATTTCAAAGTACAAGAACTTGCAGTTGGCAAAAAAAGTGCAATTGAACTCCGCTTATGGCGCACTTGGTAATCAATACTTCAGATTCTTTGACATTCGCCAAGCAGAGGCAATTACTTTGTCTGGTCAACTAGCCATTCGATGGATTGAAATGAAGTTGAATGGTTATCTAAACAAACTATTGAAGACTAAGGACATTGATTATGTTATTGCATCAGATACAGACTCGGTATACGTCAATCTTGGTCCGCTGGTTAATATGGTCTACGGATCGAAGAGTGAAACGAAAGTTGAAACGATTGTTGATTTCGTCAACAAAGCATGTACAGAAAAATTCGAACCATTCATTGACAAGGCATATCAAGAACTAGCAGACTACATGAATGCATTCGACCAGAAGATGCAGATGAAGCGTGAGGTCATTGCAAACAAAGGCATCTGGACTGCAAAGAAGCGTTACATTCTAAACGTGTATGATTCAGAAGGTGTTCGATTCGCAGAGCCAAAGTTAAAGATGATGGGCATTGAAGCTGTCAAGTCTTCCACTCCTATGTCGTGCCGTGAGAAGATTAAAGAGTCATTGAAGATTGTGATGAATGGCAATGAACAAGAGTTTCAATCTTTCGTTGAAGCATTCAAACAAGAATTCAAAACTCTTCCATTTGAAGACATTGCATTTCCACGTGGTGTTAGTGACCTATCTAAATATACAAGCAGTTCGGAACTATATTCAAAAGGCACACCTATGCATGTGCGTGGTGCGATAATGTTTAATGCGTTTCTGAAAAAGTATAAACTGACTAAGAAGTATCAACTTATTCAGGATGGTGACAAGACTAAATTCTGCTACATGAAAGTTCCAAATCCAGTTCAAGAGAATGTATTTTCTATTCTGACTGTCTTGCCTAAAGAGTTTGGTGTAGAAAAATATATCGACTACGATACGCAGTTTGATAAAGCATATCTTGAACCATTAAAAACAATCGTAAACACAATCGGTTGGAAAACAGAACGTGTTTCTTCATTGGAGAGTTTTTTCGCATGAGCAAAATACCATCAGAATATCTAGCGTTTAGAAGAGAAGATGATTTTGGATTTAGTGCAGTTGACGAATCAACGTTAACTAGACTTACTGATCCAAATACATTAGAAGATACAATTGCCGTTAAAGAAACAGTAGCACAATCTTCAGAGTCTTTGCAACGTGTAGAAGAAAAATTAGATACAATGCTATCGCTATACAATCAAGGTAAACTTGGACTTGATGCAGAACGTCAAAACATGACAGCAGATGTAAAAAAGAATTTAAAAGAATTAGAACAACTCATCATGCCTTTACTTGTTAACCTGATGAAAAATCCAGAAAAAGAATATATCTACTGGCCTAATCGTACTGCAAAGATTCAAGAGCAGATAGATAAAGTACTATTGTTAACTAGAGGATAAACATGCTGTTTGCTTTAATTACATTATTGAGTGCAATATCTCTTTCTGCTATTGCCGCATACTATTCAGTCATTGGTCTAATGGCTATCTTTGCGGCTAGCCCAATTCCAATTGCAATCATGGGTGGTGCGCTTGAGTTTTCTAAACTCATTGCCGCATCATGGGCATATAAAAATTGGTCAGTTGCACCACGATTTTTAAAATACTATTTCACAATAGCAGTTGTAATTTTAATGTTCATTACATCATTAGGAATTTTTGGATATCTTTCTAAAGCGCACAACGATCAAAATTTAGTGGGTGGAGATGTGCAGGCACAGATTGCACTTATCGATGAGAAGATTAAAGTTGAAAAGGATAATATAGATGTTAATCGCAAAACTCTCAAACAAATGGATGAATCGGTGGACCAAGTTATGGTTCGCTCAAAAGATGAAAAGGGTGCCGAATCAGCGGCAAAACTTCGCAAAGCCCAACAGGCAGAACGTAGTCGCTTACTTAAAGAAATCGAAACGTATAACAAGCGGATTTCGACTCTTAATGAAGAAAGAAGCCCTATCGCCGCCCAAGTACGTAAAGTGGAAGCGGAAGTTGGTCCTATCAAATATATTGCGGCGTTGATATATGATGATGTTGATTCTAACATACTAGATAAGTCTGTACGATTTGTTATCATTCTTTTAGTTTTTGTGTTTGATCCGATGGCAGTTCTACTTGTCATTGCAGGGAATTTCTCATTGAAACAAATTGCAAAAGAAAAAGAAGAAAAGTCTGGTGGATATGAAATTAATATTCCATCAGTAACTACAGTTGGACCCGTACCAATGAATAAAGATGAAGTCCTTAGTGCAAGAGAAATGTACCATAGGGATCAAGATTCAATGTAAGTATTGCTTTTGTGTTGAATTGATGTTATAATAATTGATGATTAATAATTTAAGGGGTGATTATGAGTAATTTTTTTACAGACTTAGTGGATCAGTTGAAAGACGAAGACACTAAAATTTTATCTGAAGGCGGCGCATCTGCTGAGTATAGTGGATGCATTGATACTGGTTCATATGCATTGAATGCTGTTTTATCAGGTAGCATCTATGGTGGTGTGCCTAATAACAAAGTGACTGCATTCGCTGGTGAATCGTCAACAGGTAAAACATTTTTTGTGCTTGGCATTGTTAAACAATTCCTTGATGCGAATCCTGAAGGCGGTGTTATCTACTTTGATACTGAAGCCGCAGTTACGAAACAGATGATGGAATCACGTGGTGTTGATACTAAGCGTGTTGTTATCTCTGAGCCAGATACAATTCAAAAGTTTCGCCATACTGCATTGCAAATCATTGAGAAGTATCAAGCACAGCCAGAAGCAAAGCGTAAGCCAATGATTATGGTTCTTGACTCTCTTGGTCAGTTGTCTTCTACTAAAGAAATGGAAGATACTGCTGAAGGTAAAGAGACTAAAGACATGACCAAGTCCGCTATTCTCAAAGCAACATTCCGTGTTCTTAATTTAAAACTTGCAAAGATTGGTGTGCCTTTGCTCGTAACAAACCACGTTTATGATGTTGTTGGTGCATACATTCCAACTAAAGAAATGTCTGGTGGTTCTGGCTTGAAGTATACAGCATCCACAATCGTTTACTTGTCTAAGCGTAAAGACAAAGATGGTACTGAAGTTGTTGGTAACATTGTTCGTTGCAAATTGCAGAAGTCACGTTTGACTAAAGAAAACTCTCAAGTTGAAGTAAAGATTACATACAGCACAGGGCTTGACAGATACTTTGGGTTGCTTGATATTGCAGAGAAGCATGGTATCATTAAAAAAGTTTCTACACGATATGAACTTGCCAATGGTACTAAAGTATTTGGTAAGAACATCAACGAAGAGCCAGAAAAGTATTTCACGCCTGATATCTTAGCATTGATTGACGAAGCGTGTAAGAAAGAATTCTTGTATGGGCAAGAAAACGATAGCGGTATTGTTGATGAGGTAGAAGAATTGGAGTTGGCAAATGAAGATTGATGAAGATTTTGTACTCACAGAAAACGACATTAAGTATAAAGACAAAGATGTTGTTGCATGTGTTAAAATTAAGACTGGTGAATTCAAAGACGTAGAATTTCATTTCGGAGAAATTAAATTTGCCGAAGAAGAAAATGATGACGGAACCTTTTCAATTGACTTTAATTATGATATAATGTCTGAACAGCACAAACTTTTAGAAGGTAACCAAGTGTTTGAAACTCAGCTTGGTGAAATTTTAAATGAACTTCTAAAACATGCTTTAGATGAAGCAGAAAAAAGGTATAAGAATGAACTTGGAACAAAAGATACTGAAACACCTGATATTGGATGAAGAGTACACACGAAAGACTTTACCATTCATTAAAGGCGAGTATTTTCAAGAATCTTCAGAAAAATTATTGTTTGCTGAAATTGAAAGTTATGTGAATAAGTATAACTCAATGCCAACGCAAGAAGCGTTGGTTATTGAGATTGACAAAAGAGTTAATCTGACAGATGACCAACACAAAAAAACAGTTGCACTGGTTAAACAAATCACAATCGACCCTGAGGTGTCTGACACCAAATGGTTGATTGATGCAACAGAAAATTTCTGTCAAGAAAAAGCAATCTACAATGGCATCATGCAGAGTATTCAAATTCTTGATGACAAGAATAAGAACAGCACAGAAAAACTTGATAAAGGTTCAATCCCTAAAATCTTAGCAGATGCACTTTCGGTTTCTTTTGATAATCACATTGGTCACGATTTTATTGATGATGCAGAAACACGCTATGACTTCTATCATAAAGTTGAAAAACGAATCCCATTCGACCTCGACTACTTGAATCGAATCACTAAAGGTGGGCTTGCAGAAAAATCTTTGAACATTGTTCTTGCTGGTACTGGTGTCGGTAAATCTTTGTTCATGTGTCATTGTGCGGCCGCCAATCTAACTATGGGTAAGAACGTTCTCTACATCACAATGGAAATGGCTGAAGAACGTATTGCAGAACGTATCGATGCTAACTTGATGAACGTTGAACTCGACAGACTGATTGGTATGCCTAAAGATGTATACTTGAAGAAAGTTGAAACTCTACGTGAGAAGACTAAAGGTAAACTAATCATCAAAGAATATCCAACCGCTAGTGCAAACGTAAATCACTTTTCGCATTTGTTGAATGAGTTGAAATTGAAACGTCAATTTATTCCTGATATCATTTACATTGACTATCTAAACATTTGTTCTTCCGCACGTATGAAGATGGGTTCTTCTATTAACTCTTACACATACATTAAAGCAATTGCAGAAGAGTTGCGTGGGCTTGCAGTTGAACATAAAGTGCCTGTCGTATCAGCTACACAA